GCCGCTAATGCAAAGTTATTATCGTTTGCGTTTAATTAGCATTTAAGGTTGCCACCTATTAATCTCTTACAAATTTCTCAACATCTGTCGAATCCTATATCAGCCCCATCAAAAACACTTTGCCGTTCTCTCACGATACTAGACCAAGTGTTTATGGTGGAGCTGTCCGGAACTGCCCCGGAGTCCAGTCTGTCTACCATATTTGTCGTCAACGACTAATTCTTATAAAATATTACCACCAAATTGTGGATTGATAGTAGTATCAAAACTCTTATATAATATGCAAGTTTCAGAACCATCTGTCGTCTGCATAGTAGTCATTTGTTCAGTTGTACCTTGTTTTATCCAAAGTGTAACAACAAAGACAATATCACCATCTTCTTGACCATTTGTTTTACCAAAAGATACAGTAAACGGTGTCATACCTTCTTTAGCAATAAACTCATACATATCTGTAGTGTTACCACAAATTATAGGTGCTTGTGATTGCCAAAATTTATCATGTTCATCAGCAAATGCAATGGTACTAATCATTGCCATAATTATTAATGCTATGATTTTTTTCATTTAAGTCCTCTTATAGAGAAGGACTAGCTTGGTTTATTACCTGTCTTCTCTTCGTAATATTTATAGAAACCCTTGATTGCGTCTTCAAGTTTTCCCATGTAATCTGCTTTGTTCTTAACGAATGCCTTAGCAGAACCATCTTCACCAGCTTGTAGGATTACAATTTGTTCGATTGGTGTACCAAATAACTCTTCATACATAATTGCATAAGCAGTACATTGAATATAATAATTCTCATTCCAACTATCAACTCGTTCTTTGTTGGCAGTTTTGAAATCAATCACAGATAGTTTACCATTGTATTCTGCAATACAATCAACTTGACCTGCAACGGTCAGTTTTTTACTATACATGATTTTTTCTAATGCATGAATATTATCTACTTGGTCAAGGTATGGTTTCAATAGTCGAAACATACCTAACGGCAATACATCACGAATTGATGGTGTTTCACCTTTTAAATATTGTTCTACAAGAGTATGTGTAGCAGAACCTCTACGAGCTGCTCGATTCATCTCCCATTTAGCTGCTTCTTCGCCAACATTCTTACGCCAAGCGATAAGACCAGGTTTTGGAATAGCACCTAATACAGTAGTAATACTTGGAAAGTGTTTATCTTCGACAGCATAAAACCTAAAACCATCAATATTCTTACCTTTGGTAGTTGGAAATTTACTCTCGTCTAGTTGTACAAAGTTTTTCTTAGTCATTTCAGTTCCTTTTTCATTTCTATGTGTTCATTATATACTATGTGTACGATATTGGCAAGCCTTAAATGCCTTTTTCAGCATACATATTGTTTATTCTATCTCTTTCCGACTTAAACGGTTCTGCCTCTCAGCTAATCATTGACATAGCTAACTCTGTAGTTTCGTCAACTCGTCTTGTCCAACCTTTACCAAAAGTTGCAAATGTAGATAAATTTTCATAGTAATCTTGTCTTGCACCTTGGAAGTCCTCAATACATTGTTCAATGCCATTTTTTTCAACATATTCACCTAATTTTTTTAATGTATTTGGCCCAATGCCACCGTCTGCAACAGTACCAATCATTGTTTGTAGAAACTTTGCACTACGACCTGGTCCTGCATTTACACCAAAGTCAAAAACACAAAGGTCCAAACCATTTGGTAGTTCATCACCTTTCATTTTATCCCAATAACCTTTTTTGTAAATTGGTGCTACATCTTCGACTGTTAAATCTTTCATGTCTTTTGTGCCACCAAATTCTTCATAAACTCTCTTAGTAACACCTAAGTTAGTTTCACCACCTGGGTCTTTTGGGTGATTTACATAACCACCTTCATGGTGTAAAATAGTTTCTAAGCACTTATTATAATTTGCTTGCATGTTTAGTTTCCTTTTGTTAGCTTTAATAGCTTTTCTATTTGTGCCTTAATAATCGGACCTCTATTAGGCCAATGAATATAAGGCTCGTCACTTTTCATAAGATTATAAAGAAACGGTAATATTAGTTTTTCTATTTCTTTAAATCTTTTTATAGTTTCTTCATCTGATAATGTTTGTGTGACTTGGTCTTTTTCTGCCACAATTTGCATGATTTCATTCATCATACTTTTAATATCACCCACATCTGATTTGACTTTGGCTAATTCTACATTATTCGTTTCTATAACGGAAGTATCTACAGCCGGCGTAGATTCAGGTGCTTTACTTACTGGTGTAAAACCCCAATCTGCGTCTAAGTCATATTCTCTTAAATAATCTGGTATACCTTTGTCTGCCATATCTATTTTCTCTTTTGAGCGGCTTGTCGTTTTCTATGTTTCTCTACAACTGCCTGTGTTTTAATTTCTTTAGCGCTTCGTTTACCGTGTTGTTGAGCAAATTCAGAGGCTGGGTGTGCTTCAGCAATTCTACTTTGCATTTCTTTCCAACCATTATCATTCTTCATAGCACCAATACCTACGACACCACTAGATATATTTATCTTAGTTACCATCTGTTGTATGTGTTTATTCTTTTTCAAATAAACTTCCTTATCAGCAATAGACATCATATCATCATAGACCTTGCCGGTCTTGGTATTTTTAAAACTGTAAATAGGCATTATTTATTTCCTATGTAACCAGCAATTATTCCTATTAGACCTGTGAGTGCCATTTTCATAAGTGTAATAACACTTTCATCAACTGGTCTGTTTTCTTCTAGTGCTACAATGTAGTCACCCACAATAATAACACCTAACAATGATAACACACCAACTACTAATGCTACAATAATCAAATCTTTTAAATTCTTAATCATATTAACCTTTCTTAAATGGGTCTTTGACAGTAAAATACTTATTTAACATTGATATTTGGTCATCATAATCAGCAATAATCTTTAATTCTTTTTCGATTGTTTCTAATGTATCAGGATGCTCGGCAATACCAGCAGTTTTTTGTAGTAATATTTCTACATTTATTTTATGTTTTTCAATATGTCCTAAAGCATGTTGCTTTAAAGCTTCAATCATTTGTTCACGCATTTTTTATCTCCTATATTTCTGCCGTGTTTTGATAGTATTTAACACCCTCTGTATACCACAATGGTGTACTAGCTGGTGATTTCCATGTCGCAAAACCAGTTTTTTCTAAACAATAGTATTTACGATAACTTTCAATTACATCACCTGGTATTTTGCAATAATCTGGCATAGCAGGTGTTGGTTCAGTTACAATCTTATTTAGTGGTATATTCTTAGGTGGATGTTTTAGTATATCACCTAACAATTGTACCGTCTTATGGTCTAAGATGTGACCATATCTTAACTGCCATTGTTTGTGTAATGCCATCATATGTTTGTATAACCAATTATAATGATATGCATTTTCCATAACCCATACTGTACTAGGGTGTCCTGTATGGCATGCTAAGTATAAAGTTTCTTCTAAGTTTGAATTAGGGTGTTTCCACCTTTTAATGTTACGACCTTTTTTAGTCTTGCCTGTGTACTGAACACCGTCAAGCATTCTATGAGCAGTTGATAACATTTGAGCAGATTCAATAATCATTTTACAAACATGTTTATCACACGACATCTCAGCTGCTACAATAGGGTCTTTATCTAAGTAAAATATATTCACTAGTGTATCACCTTTCTAAAATGTTCTTGACGATTGTACATTTCACATAATTTAGAAAACACACCGAACCAGTAATCCTTAGCCCAATCTGTTCCAGCTTCTCGACATGCCCATTCAGCATTGGCGATTCGCTTATCTTTTAATTCTTCACTAATCATAACTATATTATATACCATTTAAACTCAATTGGCAACCACCTGTTTATGATAAATCCATTATTTGATTAAGTTTTATCTTAATTTCATCTGGATTTAGTCCCATTTTACGCATTTCTTCATAATCTTTAGTCTTTAGTTCACCACTAGCTATTTTTTTAAAAAAACCTTTATAAACTTTTTCTCTATCTCTGACTCTTTTCGCCCTAGCTTTTGCGTTAGTAGCTTCTTTTTGGTAATCTTTTTCGATTTTAATTTTTTCTTCTTCTTTAACATTGTTTCTACTCCGTAATGATATATTGGCCGCTATTAACAATAATACTGCCAATGGGTCAAATACGAATATCAATACTATTATTACCCACCTTACAGCCTCATCAAAATGGTCTTTTGCCGTATCACCATATATTAACTCTGCAATATATTTGATTGGACCAACTTCAGCTTCTATCTTATCTTGTTCTAACTGTAGCGAACCTTTTTGGTCTGATAATTCTGCAATCTTATCACTTGCCTCGTTAATGGCAAGCGTTAAAGCTTCTCTTTCAGGTTTTTGTTTTTCTCGTTCTTTTAGACCTCTCGTGACATATTCCATGTCAATGTATTTTTCAAGTGTTTGGTCTAATAAAGTTAATGTCTTTTGTGACCTGTCTATAATAATTTGTTGTTGATTAAGTTGACTATCTATCAATTCAATCTTAATATTATTACCTGATTGTGGTTGTACTTGGTCTAGGTGTGCCTTTGATAGAAAACCAAAGATACCCATAGATGTAATGAAAACTAAAACTATAACAGCAAATGTTAAGTATGCTCGTATGGTTTTAGGTACTAGTTTGTTTCGCCAATTGTTATATAACCATGAGGCGGCTACAAGTTTACCAACCTCTAATGCACTACCCATAGCAATAATAGGTACTACTGCACCTGCAAATAAGGCCGTCAATCCAGCAATGGAATAACCAGCGGCTATTACAGATATAGATATGGCACTTAAAAATACGATTATAATTGTAAACATGTTTTTCCTATTCTAATGTATAGTCTTCTCTTAACATTTTGATAATACTTTTTACTTTATCAAAATAGTTCTTATCTGAAGCATAGGCGTCAAGTGTCATAACTAATTTATAAGGGTCATTGACATCTTCATCATGTTTTAGTTTTCTATATTCTTCAAACTTCGTACCTTTATTTAGGATATTAATGTAGTGTTGTACTGAATCACATTCATGCATATACACCTTTACACCCCATTTCTTAGGGTTATTAGATGGTAACATGTGTGGTTCTCTTAAATCATATGTACGAATACCAAACAGATTTCTACCCTCTAAGGCAAATCTACTATTGCCCCATGCACTCTCTAAGGCAGCCTGAGCCACCAATAGTTCCATGTTTACAGGTAATACATCTGTTTTAGTATTGTAAATATAGTTTACACAAGCAACGGTACTGTCTATAAAGGTTTGATTGTTTGACCTCTCAAAGTTAGGTAAAGTGTGAGTAGTAATAGCTTCTAAAGTTTCTACAGCCTTTTCTATTTCAATTTCTTGTTTTGCGACCAGCGCCTCATTCTTTTCAGCTGAAACCACATACCAAATACCAAAAACAAACAAGATGACCGTTACAGCCATCAATGTTTGGATAATTGTTTTGATTTTCTGTTTCATTAGGCTTTCCTAATAATGATATATTCAAAACTTGTTATTGTTTCAGGTTCATTCTCGCCATACTCTGACCATGTACCGATATTGATATCTTTATTACGCTTCTGAAAGAATTGTAAATCATCACGGTTTATGTACTTCGACATGTTTTTAAATATCTTTTCAGATTGTTTTTCTGTGAAGTTGTTACAGACATCTGTTGACCAGTTGCCGGTATAGTAAGTCATTTTCTTTTCGTTACTATTTAAGAAATGGTCTATCTTTGTAGGTACACTACTAATTATTGTTTTAAGATAGTGGTCTAGTTCTTTTGATTTTTTTTTCACTTGTGTTGTCATTATATAATCCTCCCAGGATATAGTTATTATAAATCTGCAATTTTGAATTTCTTAATAACATTCTTAGTTGGTATAACTGTTGTGTTACCACCATCACCAAGTTCATTATTATCATCATAATTGTAGTCACTCATCAATACATGCACCTTTTTATCGTTCTTCACCAACCAACCAGTTGATACACAAATAGCAGGTTTCATGTTTTGAATTTCTTTTAGCGTTTTCCAACCAGCATCAGATTGAATATCCTCCCAATATACCAAATAGAAATCGTATGTAAATGGTATTTCTGGTATATCAAACTTAGATTTTTTACTAGTTGGTTTTGCCATATTTTTTTATGAACATTCCTTATCAGCAATTTTCGTATCTTCTAAAAGAGAACACTTGTATTTGCTGTCTGCATTTAGTCTAAGTTGGGCAGCTAAACTTTCTAAAATAACAGGTAAGTTTTTTTCTAAAACATCTGTCATCTCTAAGGCAAACTGATACGCCAACTTTTGCATTTCTGATTCTAGAACGGACATGTCCACACCATTACCTGAAATGTTTTCTTTTATAACATGACCAATGACGGCTGTGTTATAATCATCTGCTTTTGCAATATTTGATAAACCAAACCAAAGCATGGTATTCAAAACAACAATAAACATAAACATTTTTTTCATAATATAACCTTTCTTATTATTTATTGGTATATAATACACTATAATTAAGAGAAAGGCAAGCGATTATTTCATTTATTTGGCGCTTTTTTTACTAAAAAAGACTTATTTTAGAGGCTGCGACAGTTTTGTCACTATTCCGGTCGTACAAATTTGTCATTCCAACCAAATGCCTCTTTGACAACTGATTCGGTAAGACCTTTATACATCTTATTCAATGATTTATTCTTCATTCCCATTAAGACTTTAGCTTCTTCATGGTGTAATCCTTCTAACATCTGAATAAACATTTTTTCTTTTTGTAATTTATTGGTAGCATTATCAGCGCCTTTTACAAAATGCCATAGTCTTTTTGCTTCGTTTCTTAATAGACCATGTTCAGTTCCGATTGGAGCTTCGTTTGCCATATATGGTGGTTCACCCTCTGGTAAATCCCATGCAATACTAGGGTCAAATGCTCCTTTTAATACTTGTTTAAGAGGTGCGGATTCGTGTTCTCTCAACACTTGAATTTTTTTAGGTTTGTCTTTTGCGTTATTAACTTTTTTTAGAATTTCAGACATAAGTTCTACTGTCTGTCCCATACCAGATGTGCCTTGATTATTTTTCATAGCAGCTGGGCTCATTACATGTGGGTGTCTTGCTTGTTCGGCCATAATTTTCTCCTTCAATTATATTATGTATTCGTATTATTATTTATCCATCAGAATACCATATAAAAAAGGCAGGCGCCGAAGCGCCTACCCTCAATTTCGATAAGATTATGCTCTTGCGTAACCTTGTGTACCGAATAAAGCAGTTTGACCAGCTGCGATAACAGCTTTTGATGGTGTTCCTACTCTGTAAGATACTCCAGCAGATGTTCTATTTTCATAAATCATCATACCTTCATTTCTCAATTTACCCACCATTTGTGCTGGCGATTTAAGGTCAAATGTGTTTCTTAGTGATTTCCAAGTTACAGTATTGCCTTTTGAAAAAAGGTTTCTTACCTTTTCAGTTTTTGATAGTTTAGCTTTTGCCATTGTGTTTGTCTCCTTCGACTTTTTATTAAAAAAATTAAACATAATTGTTCAACTCTCCTTTCATATTTGAGTTTAATGTACTCCTACAATTGCCAAGCAAAGCGTACTTTAGTAGTTNGATTGGCGAATTCTTATTTGTCATTATCTGGTTCAAAGTCAGGTGTAAAATGTATATCTGCCATATCAGCTAAATCTCTAACTTCGTCCTCTATGTCTTTTGAAAATGGTTTATGTGGTTTATGTTTTACATCTAACACTTTAGAATAATCTAGTCTAGCCGATTTACTTTTACCACTTGTGTTTAATGTAACCAATTTGTCTGTTAATTTCTGTGCTGGATGTGGTTTGTTAAAGTCACGGTAAACCAGACCTCTAATTGTGTCTATTACAAGTGCCAAGTCTGCCGTAAATGCCAGTTGATTAGTTTTAATACCCATAGTTACAAACTTATCTAATAATTGATATGCAATATCATCAACATTTCCTTCTACAAATTCTTTAGTCTGTTCTTCGACTAAACGAGCATGTTCTTTTGGGTCAACTGGATGCTTAACTGTTTCTTTATTAGCAATTTTGTCCGTAGGAAATAAAATAACATTATCACTCACTAATGACTTCTCCCTTGAAGTTTACTTTACCTTTATCGGCATAGTATTCAATTAATTGATTATAACCACCAACCAACTCACCATCAATTTTAATCTGAGGCATAGTTCTAACAGGTTTACCAATGTCTTCTAACATTGCTTCTGGCGATTCAAAAGATTCCATTTTCTTTTCTTCGTATTCAAGGCCAAGTGTTTTCAACAAGTGTTTGGCCTTGTTACAAAATGTACAATTGTTTTTACTATAAACTATTATCGACATTTTTAGTTTCTTTCTTTAGATTATCCCATGTTTTCTTACTCTCATCATTTAGATTGTAAGCGTCAACAGCTTGTTCAACGGTGTAGTTATACATCTTGTTAAACTTGCCAAGAGGTAATCTCATACCAATCCATGTTCTATAGTAACCATTTTTTGTCATAGTTACATCTTGAGCAAAGATTTCATAACCTCTCACGGTTGTTTGTGTAATTGTATTCACTATAGCACTTTCGACTTCCGTCACTACAGTTTTAGTTTCTGTTTTACCAAGTTCTTTAATGAATTGTTTTGATTCTTTATTCATTTGACCCTTGATAATGTCTGCCAATTCTGATTTAGCCATCATTTTAGCTTTCTCAATTGACAATTGTAAATCTGGAGAAACAGATGTTGCAACACCATAGATACAAACTTTATCATTATCTTCACTTGTCCACATAGAAGTGTCGCAAGCTTTAGACTCATTAATATTAGCCATGTACCATGAAGGCACTTTGTCAACAGCAGTACCACTCTCAGATTTTATCTTATAGGTACTATTCATACTAGAACAGGCACTAAGACCTACAATAGCTACTAGAGCACCTAACTTCATTATATTATTTTTCATCATAATTTATCACTTTCCCTTACATTATATATTAACTCTTGTAGAAAGTCAAGCGTGGATTGAACATATGTCCAAGCGTCTTCACTAGATACATCATAAAGTATCACCAATACAAGAGCAACAATGATTAAATTTCTAATCATTATTTCACCTCCCATTCACCATTAGTATCCAAACATACTTTTCCTGGTGTTTTAAAAGCATGTCCTGACCGACTATAATGTCGGCAGTATTCTGGTGTGTTCACATCAACATAATAAAATTGAGAAAATAATTCCCAATAACTAGGACCGTCATAAGCTTTACGACCATCACTACACTCCAAAATTTCTTCTTTGGTGATAACATCACCAACTTGTTTAATTTCAACCTTAACAAAACAATACTGTCCATCTACTTTGTCAGGTTTAATTGATATAATCTCTGACCTTAAAATCTTTTCACCGCCAACTGCAATACCTGATAATAATAAAAACAGTATCAGTACAAATGACCATGTCATATATCTTCTAAATCTTAGTCTAGGATCCATCATATTTTTTTAACTCTTCTATACTTTGTCTTGTATTATACATGTCTTCTTCTAATTTGGCAATGGTGGATTGATTACTAGTAATTTCAAGTTCCTCTTGACTTTCTTTAAGTTCGTTCTCTAATTGTTCTATTCTATCTTTATATCTATCTGACATGTGGCTTCTCAATCCATTGACCGTCTGGTAGTTGACAAGCAGTACCAAATACTACCTCTCTCTTAACGCCTCCGATACCAACCAATGGCCAACTACTTGTGATATCTACTGTTGCGTCATAATCTTTACATTTAATAGGTCCTTGTGTGTATGACCTTGTAACATGAATAATGCCTGAGTTACCTGTTTTACCATTGTACCAATTTGTGTAACTAGAACCTGTACCACTTGTATTCAAATGGTCTACAAACACAGCATTGTGTACATCATAATCTGACTTATACATTAATTCAGCACCTGCAAATCCTCCCATTAAAGCACATGCACCTGTAACATAGGGGTCTGAAACACCTAATGATAAACAACCTGCAACTGCACTACCGCTACCTGCAACAGCACCAACATGAGTTCTATTAATACTAGAACAATTACTTAGTGCCGGTAATAATAGTCCTAAGAATACTAAATGTAGGATTCCACTTTTTTTCATTTTGTCCATTGTTCGTTGAGCAAGCTGTCATGGTCAATACCAGAATAGTCGCCATAATTATCTTTATCTTCATTTTCATTATAGTTTGATTTGTCAGCTGANACTAATAAACAATCTGCTTGAATAGTATCAATTAAGTTTTGTACTTTANGGTCTCTATCAGGCGTCTTAGGGTTGTTATACTTTAATACCCTAAGTTCATCTGACATCTTTTTAATTGTATCTATCTTATTACAAAAATCACTAATCTTGTGTAACATTATTTTTCACTTTGTTAAATAGATTTTTAATCTTTAACCAATTCTTAGCATTTTGTTCTTTACCTTTTTGCCAAGAAGCTTTTTGAAACTCTTTGGTATCTGTCCATTCTTTAACAATATAGTTTTTTACTTTTGTATCAATTGTTTCATCACTCTTTGCCATTGTCATAGTCATTAAAACTGCAATGGTTATCATCATCATTGTTTTCATATTATACTTTTCTCCCTGCTGTTTTAAGGTCGCTTTTATTTACCACCATATAAGGACCTTTGTTATATGCTGGTACGATAGTAAAGTTTTTACTTGCTTCTATCTTCCAAGAGTTGTCAGGTTTTGTACCACCTTCAACAATCTTATTAGAACATTGTGGACCTGTATTTGATATAGTTCTCTCTGCTATATTAATACCATAATTACCACTACTTGT